AAAGTTCTTGGTAGCAGCAGTAGCTACTTGACCTTTATACACAGCTTGTTGTTCAGCCAGCATCTGTTCATACTGACGACGCTTTTCAACGTAATCAGATTCCCGATACCAAGCGTCTAGTTGAAGTTCGTAGTTTCTGTAATTTTGTTGATTTACATTTGCATACTCTGTCCAGAACTGCCTACGAGATTCTGCTGTTGCACGTTTTGCTTCAGCTTCTTGAAAGTCGTAAGCACCCTTAGCTGCAATAGCGTTTACTGAAAACTCAGCAAGCGACAGGATGGAAGGAAGACTAAAAATAGTGTCCTTTAGTTTGTTTAGATCAGAAGGTTGCTTAGGTTTGTCAGCCATTAAAACTTCCTACCAGCAATGTTGAAGTACAGACCAGTCCACTCAAGAGCTACAAACTTAGCCTGATCAATACTGCTATTAACTAGTTCCACTGTAACTTGATCGTTCTTACTCAGGATATGCGCTCTGAATTTAGATTGCTCAAACGGCTCCTCTTCACTCAAAACAATGTTTGCGTTAAGAGGGTCCCTGCGATCAAACTCATACGTTGAGGTATCCCTGAACCTAGGAGTTACTTGAACTTGGAAGTACCGACTGTCGTTGTAGTAGAAGTCGATGTATTTCAGTTGAAGACGACCAGAACGAGAACCAACAAAGGTGTTTTCAGTAGCAGCCCGATCAAACGGCATGATTGTCGGAGGCTGGTACCTAAACGTAAACAGCTCTCCAAACGTCCAGGAGCTAGCTGAGAAGTCACCAATGCTGTCACACACAAAGCTAGTGACACCAGCAGGAACGTTAGCTGACACAATCCAACGCTTCTTAGATTCGTTAGCGTCTGTAGCGTCTTGCTTGATTACGACAAACTGGCTGGTGTTAACAGTCCGATAAGGCAACGTAACAGTTGTTTTGTTTGTACCTGCGTCGTAGCTAAAAGTAGCTGTACCGATGTCAGTAGTAATAGAACTAGAAATCCGCCGATCAAGCAGGAACACCTCATCACTATTTTGAGGCGGTCTTGAGACGTTAATCGCTTCAAGGTAGTACTCAGTGTTAGCTCCGTTTACATAGCTTGCAGTAGTGAACAGAGTGCCCTCAATAAAGTCACACCAGTAGATACTCTTGTTCGGGAAAGTCCACTTATGCCAAGCGTTCTGACGATTGGTTAGAGAGCCACCAGAAGCCTCCCAGAAGAACTGGTAGACATACAGAGTGTCAGGATCGTCAGCGCTGAGAGCAATCAAGAAGTTATCAGTCTTACTGACAGCCAAAGAAGCGATGTTCTTAGGAATGTACTTTGGAATCGTTTCAGTAATAACAGCGGTTTGACCGAGGTTAATACCAACCGTTCTGTCAGTCGTAATAAACGTATGGAACCCAGTGAAGTCTCCCTCTTTAACAGGGAACAACACCTGAGGTCCAATCTGCTCAGGCTTTACCTTGTCCTCCATGCTGATCGAACTGATTCGACCCACAGCAGCTGTTTGAGGACTGAACGTAACGTTGTCACCAGAGTACAGACGAAACTGGTTTTCACTTGAGAACAGTACAAGCTCATCCTGCTGCTGCAACGCAAAGTTCAGCACAGCAACATCGTTACTGATCGCAGTCAGGTCAATAGGATCGTCATCTACAACCTGTACTGCAGACTGCTGCCAGAAGTTGAAGTAGTCAGCAGCTTGGCTAAGGATGACGTTTTCACCACTGATGAACCCAAGACGGTTTTTAAAGAACACCACATCGTTAATGGTGTTGTTTACAAACGAAGGCCCAGGGTTCAGAGTCTCGTCACCAGACAGTCTGGAGGTCCACCCAGGGAGGTCTACAGTGACTGTCCCATCGGTGTAGTTACTGTCGTTAAACGGTTGTAGTGTAAACCGAACAAGCCCGTCAGCGTTCTTGTAATAGATAAAGGCATGAGGCATCGTTGCAGCACTCAACACACCTCGGCTACCAGGAGCACCTTCCTCAACCCAAGTACCTTTACCAAACACACCGTCTGTTGTGGTGTTCTGAGCATCAAAGGTTAGGTAATACGAGCTTTGATCTGCAGAACCGTCAGGAGCAACCTTAACGGTATAACCTTCCCAGTCCAGCGGAGGAAGCTCTGTAATGGCACTCACACGGTCTGTGAAGCCAGACATGAGGCTGTTACCACGAGCATCGGTGGCAGTCAGACTTTTGATGTACCTAGAGGAACTGACAAGGCCAATCAGGATTTGAGAGCCTTGAACCTCAAAGGTTAGTTTGTTGTTGATATCAGTGTTATCAAGACCATCTCCAAGGGTTATGGTTGTAGAACCATTAGCCGTTGCGTTAACTGCAACACCAGCTTCGTTAACAAGAGTAAAAGAACTAGCGCCAACAGTACCAACAAAAGTATTAGCTGGAATACCAGTACCAGTTACAAGTTCATCTGAAAAAACTTTTTTAATATCGGCAGCTGTAACACTGGTAATAGTTGAACTACCAATACTTGTAGAACCGGTAATAGTTTCAGTCCAGTTAACAAGACGAGCTGCAATATCCTCAGAGCTGACAACGTTAGTGTTACCACTGCTGTCAGTAAGAGAGGGGGTTAAATAGTGACCAATAATAATGTCACCATCGTCTAGCTCAACACGAACCTCGTACATCGTGTCGTAGTCAACCAGCTTGACCCAGACCTGACCTTTGATGGGTCTATAGGCAGAGCTAACAAGACCGACGTTAAATCTTGTAAGAGTCTCAGTGCTGTCGTAAAGAGCTACCTTCTGAGTGTTTGTAATAAACACATAGTCCTGGAACGAGGTAGCTCTAAACCGATCACGAGCCTTTCCAGCACCACGAAGGTAACCAAGATTTGTTGTGGTGATGTTGGCAAAAATCTGCTCTACAGGAACAACGTTTAGCTCAGTACCAGACAGTTCTTCTAAGTTTGCAATACCTGCAACAAAAGTGTTGCTAGAAGCAATTGTTAAAGTGACACCAGTGGCTGTAGCTGTAGCGTTCTTACTCAGCGTAAGCTTTGCTCCAGCAATATCAATGGCAGCGATAACAGTACCAGTAGGAATACCAGAACCACTGACAGAAGCTCCTACATAAAGGTCTGTAGTCATCGAACCGCTAACACTGCTAACAACGGAAGACCCGCTAGTAGTGTTTGCTGTACGAGTAATGGTACGGCTGTCGTCAGCAGCAATCAGAACAAACCGTTCAGTGCTACTACGGTTGTAGATAAAGTACCAAGCTTCGTCCCATTTAATAGGGTTTACAAGACTGGCTCCACCAGCGTTCTTGGTAAGCGTATCAATACGCTTTACAGGTACAGAACCAAGACGCTTCTTAAGACCTTCTACAAGGTCACACACGCCGTTCTCAAGAACCTTTGCAAAGCCAGGCAGTACAAGACTGTCAGCCTGTTGGTTAACACCTTTGTTAAGTGGTGTAATGACTTGGCTAAGAAGTTCTTTAGACATCAGCGATCAAGAATGTCAGGGCTAAACACAGTCGTTACACGGCCACCGTACATATCATCAGGACCACTGATGTAGTTGTAGTTTTGGGCCATATCCTCAGTACGCTTCAACGTTTGAAGAGCGTTCTTTTCGTCCTCCGCTGTATAAGCTTCAATACTGGAGGAAGTCATTGCACGGTTAGAAAACATCCGTGCTGCTCGGATCATAATGTAGCGACGACCAGTCTCAGGAATACTGTCCCACTCAAGTTCTTCAATAATCTCAGCAACGAGATCACTGGTGTTACCAGTCACAGCTACACCGAGACTACCCCTCAGATCGTATGTATTCTTAACGCGATCAAAAAGCCGCAGACCGCGAAGAACAAACCTTTGAGACGGATACGACAACGGATTGAATCGTACAGCCAAGGTGTTGCTAGGAAGCTGGGACTGACCTGTAGAAGCGTCCAGAGGAATGGAGTCATACAGCATCGTGTTCCAAGACCAGCCAGCACCTTGAACTTCTCGGCTGACTTCATCCAAGGTACTCTCTGCGAGAGCTACATCGCCTACTAGAGGGGGGTTAAGAGAGTTAACAGGAGCTTCGCCAATAATGGCAAGCAAAGTGTTAACTGCACTGAGTTTACTTGTCGCCATTATTACAACAAAAAGGGGGAAACATTTCTGCCTCCCCCCATTGTATTGGTAATTAACTAGAAGCTAACCCGGATTAATAAGTATATGACTTAGTACGGGTTACCATCGCTCAGCAGGCTGACGCAGCACTCAGGGCGAAGAACGCCGTGACCCACTGCATAAGAAGCAACCATCATGGTGCTTTGGGTCATAGCCTTAAACTCCGAACCGGTCATCTGCATCGAGACATCCTTCAGAGCCACAGTACCCACAGCTTCCTTGGTAAAGCACAGACCGAAGCAGTTAGCGATGGAGCTGGTGTTACCCTGCTCATCCTGCCAGTAGTCGTTATAACCAGAGGCAGCCTGACCATCAGAGCCATCACGGCCATTGATGTAGTTAGGACGCTCACCACGGACAGTAGCGGCCTGGTTGCTCAGACCCACATAGGTTTGACCGTTGGTGTAACCGTTGATGCCAAGGTGGTTAGAGGTCATCAGACGGAAACCAGCCACAGAAGCAACCTTGTTGCCTGCGATGGTGCCGTTGACTCCAGTACCGCCGTTCCAATCGGTGTTGATAGCACGGTCGCTATTCAGCACGTCATAGTAAGCGCCAGGGGTCAGAACGACCACACGACCTTCCTTAGGAGCATCCTTCTCGTCCAGGACTTGGCAAGCCTTGAACAGGTTCTCAACGATCAGGTCACCGCGAGCGTTACGGTCAGAAGCACCGTTCAGGTCGATACCGGTCAGAGAAGTACC